TGATTACTCACTTGGATAGTCTCAAAGATATTGCCGATATGACCATTGACATTGAACGTCAAGATGGGTATGCTTATGTTAGTCAATAAAATTGCTGTTTGTATTATATTATTAGCTGCGTGCGGATCCGCTGAAGAGCGAGACTGTGCTGTCGGGCAAGATACACAAAACGGCTACTACACGCTACACCTAGCAGAGCACGGCGGTGATTGCGGCAGGGTGTGGGAAACCGTAGATACTATAATTACTGACGGAGCACCCCTCCCACCAGATGACAGGGCTGGCTGTTCTTTAAATACCAGTAAGTGGGAAGCCAACAGTTGCACAACCCGCACTACCTTTGATTGTAATGACGCTGGGTTTTGGGAAATGCAAATGGATTGGATTGTTTCCAGCCATCAAGACCGCCCTGACGTGGTGTTTGGTTCTCTACGTCTTCAGGCAGTAAACTCTTCCTTTCCGTATATGTGCGAATCCCTTTATTATTTTGAGGGCTTCAAACAAGAATAAAGATGATATGGTTCTTTCAGGAATACCCCATAATAAGCGGACTTATTTTTTCCATCATATTGGGAACCCCCTCTGGACTCGCCGTTATTTGGGGCATTAGAGAAGCGGAAGAACCTCCGGCGAAAAATAAAGATCGCTGGGACGATGAGTGGGATTTGTGAAAGCCGGCGATCTCGTTAGATTCAAATATACTTGGTCAGACCACGAAGGCTGGAAAGTGGGATTGGTAGAAGAGTATCATAAATGGGAAAAAATAGCTACGATTATTTATGAGGGGAAGAAGCTACGGATTGCTGCCTCTTTGACACAGTTACATAAACGGGCGAAAAGGGACCTGTGATACTATTTAAAGATAGTCACCGGGAGGGACTTGACGATGAAATTTACCAAAAACGATTTACGGCGCGTAGTAACTGAAGCAATGAGGGCATCTGCTCCTCGTGTAACAGAGGAATCCGTCCCCGGACAAGCAGCCAGCGTCATTAATTATCTTAATATGATTTCAGACAAAGAAGAGTGGATGACCGTCGCCCCTCATTTGCTTGAGGCATTATTTCTGTGGGACAATCTCAACGTTCCCGCCGATGAGTGGAACAATGTGTGGGAGCTAGTTTTATCCCCTGAAAGGGCTGCACAAGTTTCTCAGGCGCTTCTCGGACCTTCTCGTCAGCATGAGCCTGGCACGGCAATTGGTGGAGGAGACAACACCGAGAATACTGGAAAGATAGTAGTAGATGACGAAGGTGGGCCGGGCCCTTTTAACCGCCGCGAGAAACAGCCCCGCCGTCTCACTCGCGAACAACTACGGTCAGTGGTAACTGCCACTTTTAAGCGCCTCAATGAAGATCCGACTGCAAACAAGCACAGCGTCACTAAACGAGTCCTGAGCTTCTTACCACAACCCGGTACCCCCGGCGCGCGGATGGTCTGGCTTCAGTTGGCTGATGATTTCTTGGAAATGGTAGCTGATCCCGCAGCTTATGATGCGTCACTAGCAGATTTGAACCGTGTTGTGGACGCCTTTGAAGATCGCAACCCCGAAGTTGGACAGCAGACCAGCAGGCTATTGGCAGTCTTAAAAAGCTTGGCACAGGGACAGAAATCCGAGGAGACCAAGATTAGGCCTGAGGATATCGTGGATGCTGTTGAAATCGAAACGGACACTCCCCCACCCCCACCGGGTGGCACTGGCACTTCTTTCTAAATAAAAAGATGAGACTATTTATATCTACAGGGGAGGTGCTGTAGATATGCACGAAAAACTAGATAAATGGCTCGGTAAGTGGGCCTCACGAAAACTAATTGTATGGGGAACATCCACAGCTTTTTTGGCACTAGGACATGTGACTAGTAGTGATTGGGTTGCTGTGTCTCTCGCGTACATCGGATTACAGGGAGCAGCCGACATCGCTGCTAAGTGGAAACACGGAAAATGAAATGGCTATGGTACAAGCTGAAATCCGGCTGGTGGAAGTTTGTACTTGGGTTTGTCGTTATGGCAAGCCTGCTCATTTACTTTTATCGTCTGCTAAAACCAACGGAAGATAAAATACAGTATTTGGAAATAATAAAAACCGAAGCAACATTAGCCTTAAAAGAATCAGAGTTGCGTGGTAGACTGGAGAAAGATAAGATTGGAGCACTGAAGAGCGTCTTTCAAAATCGTTTACGGGATACCCAAAAGATTGATGACCGCGAAGAGCGGTTGAAAGCTTTAATTAGGCTTCACAAGGAATTAGATATATAACAAGGAGGGCTTACTAATGGCCAAAAAACGAAAATTAAGAAAATCTGGATTATTGGACCGCAAGCGCCCACGCCGCCCAGCAGCGCCGGTGGCTAGTGTTCCGGTTACCCCGGTTGTGGTAGAAGAAGAGCCTCAAGTCGAGGTAAAAAAAGAGCCCGCACCAAAGCGCCGCTCATCCGCTAAGAAGGTAGCCAAGAAAAAGGAGAAATAAAATGGTAGACATTCCCACTCTAGATATTGAGGATTATGATCCTGATCTAAACGAAGAAGAGGAAACTGTCGAAGATCAGTCCGGCGGCGCGCTCACTTATGCCATCGTTGGGGCTGGTCAAGGCGGCGGACGTATGGCCAAGGCGTTTTACGATATGGGCTATACGAAGACTATTGCAGTCAATACTGCGCGTTCCGATCTTAATGGTTTGGATATTCCAGCCGATCAGAAATTTTTGGTCGATGAGCATGGCGAACAGGGTGCAGGAAAAGACCAGGCTAAAGCCGAAGCCGCAATCGAGCGCAAAGAACAAGAAGTGTTCAATAAGTTCCGAGAAGTCTTTGGAACTAATGTTGACCGCATTTTGATTTGCCTTGGTGTGTCTGGTGGCTCGGGCGGTGGCACAGTTAACACGCTTATCAAAGTAGCCAAGAAGTACTTTACTTATATTGGAGTGGAAGATGTAGATCAGCGAGTAGGGGTTGTAGCTTCGTTGCCAACTGCGGGTGAATCAGCATCTCCCACCGTGGCGCAAAACGCCCATACTCGCATCACCCAACTTTGCGGGCTCGCAGAAAAAGGAAAGATTGCTCCCCTCATTATGGTGGACAACGAGAAGATTAAAAAACTATATCCAAAACTTACAGTCAAGAAGTTCTGGACAACCATCAACAACACCGTAGCTGGCTTGTTCCACGTCTTTAATGTGCTTGCTAACAAAGACTCAGAATACACAACTTTTGATGCTACCGATTACGATAGTATTATGCGTCAACCCGGCTGTATGATTATGGGTGTTACGAGTGTTAAAGATATTGATAGCGAGACTGCTATCTCTAATGCCTTGAAGAAGAATCTTGAAAAGACCCTGTTGGCTGAGGGCTTTGATCTCACTACAGCTAGTGGTGCGGCATGCATCGTTGTCGGTGGTGAAGAAATTTTTGAAGAAACTGTGGGTTTGATGGATAGTATTGAGTTTGGGTTTGATACTTTGGCTGCTCTCACCGGCGGTGCGATGGTTCATCGCGGCATTTACGAAGATGCAAACAAGGATAAGCTTGTCACTTATACATTGGTCAGCGGCTTGAAGCGTCCGGCTAAGCGTATTGAGGGACTGAAAAAGTTTTTAAAGAAGTAAAATGAAAAAAGTAGTTTCACTTTTATTGCTCTTGTCGTTTAACGCCGCTGCGGCAGAGGTCACAAAGTTTGAGCCTCGCCCAGCGGCTGTTGAGCAAGAGGGTAACACCTATGTTGGGATTTTGTTGAGCGAAGAAGACTTTCGCAAAATACTGGAAAAGAAAATTGACACCAACGCCAAACTGGCAGAATGTTCTGTAGATAAAAAAGTATGCACCCAGGTTCAAGAGACGTATAAACTCTCGATCACCAAATTAGAAGAACAACTCAAAAAAAACAACTCGTGGTTTGATCGAAATCGAGGTACAGTCGGGGTAGTCACTGGTTTGCTGATGGGTGCCGGATTGTCGGTAGGTATTGTTCACGCGGTATATCAACGGTGAAAAAAGATAACGAATATATGGCTCACATTGAAAAAGCCATCGCGGAACAATATGGCAAAGAAAGTGTACAAGACTTCCGGTCTAGGTGGGAAGACACAAAAGAGGAGGAGTACCTCGAACAAGTGAAGCAACGACGCCTGGCTCGTGACCAGCGTAAGGGTGTGGAGGAGGATTTTTATGTAAAGGATATCCGAATCCGTAAACATAAAAAAATCATTTCTGAAGACAGAGTTTGTCCAATCTGTAAAACATACTCATTTTCAACAAGGGACGACCTATATATGAATAGGTTTTCTTCTTGTTATTTATGTTATGAAGACTTTGTAGTAGGAATGGAACCACAGTGGAAAAATGGTTGGAGACCTAGCGAGGAACAGGTAGCCGCCGCTATAAGGAGACGCAAATAAAATGGCCAACAATATTTTAGAGATTATAAAAGGACTCAACCAGGCTGCTTCTAATGCATATGATTCATATGAGCCTGATGTAGAAATTGGACTCAAAAGAGAACAGGGTCATCCCATTCTCGACTCTCGTGTTATTGATGGATTCCGGTGCCGTTTCTGTGCTGATAAAATGATTGTCACTTACCAAAGTGAAATGCGCTTAGAGGAGCTTCATCCCCGCAACCGATTTGAAAATGAAATTGAGGAAAAGTTTGCAGATATTGTAAAGTTCCTTAAAAAAGAGTATAAAAATATTACGAAAGAATCTTGTACCCTGAAGCCCGACTACGAAGCTGATATTCTGGTTCAGACCACTTCGAGAATTCACACTTGGGTTCAGGCTACCAAGCAATACTCTATCAGTGGGGCTGGTGATGATGTCATTCCTAACCGACGCATTTCTATCCGTGACCAAGACAAGACTCTAGAAAAGAAGTTCAAAGATTTCTTGGACCTTTCCAGCAAAAAGAGACCATCAAATGATAAGGCTGGAAAAAACCCTGAAACACCGGGGGATTAATGCCTACAAATAGAAAGGAAACGATGGCGGAGATTGTCCGCTGTGGTAAAGACCCTGCTTTCTTTTGTAATAACTACGCTAAAATTTCTCACCCGATGCGGGGATTAATCCCGTTTGACTTGTATGATTTTCAAGCACAAGCATTAGAAGATTTTAAAGAAAACCGCTTTAGTGTAATCCTCAAAGCTCGCCAGTTAGGGATTTCTACGACCGTCGCTGCCTATGTGTGTTGGTTAATGTTGTTTCATCGGGACAAAAATGTTCTTGTTGTTGCAACCAAGCTCGGTACTGCCACTAATCTGGTAAAGAAAATTAAAGCTATTCATAAAAACCTTCCGCCGTGGTTAAAAATCGCCGAAATAACCATTGATAACCGCACCTCCTTTGAATTGGCCAATGGGTCAATGGTCAAAGCTTCCTCCACGTCCGGTGATGCTGGACGTTCAGAGGCTCTATCTTTGTTGGTGGTAGACGAGGCGGCTTTTGTTGAAGGTATGGATGAGCTATGGGCTGGTCTCTATCCCACCTTGTCAACTGGTGGCCGCTGTATTGCGCTCTCGACGCCTAATGGCGTGGGGAATTGGTTTCACCGCACTTATACTGATGCATCAGAAGACAAAAATGATTTTCATACCATTAAGTTGCCGTGGGATGTACACCCTGAACGCGACGAGGAGTGGTTTAAGCACGAGACCAAAAATATGTCACGTCGGGAAATCGCTCAAGAGTTAGAATGCAATTTTAACGCCTCCGGAGAAACAGTTATTCACGGTGATGACTTGAAGATAATTCAAGACAATCTGGAAGAACCACGCCATCGCACTGGTTTTGACCGGAATTACTGGATCTGGGAAGAGGCTGAAGAGGGTCGCGATTATGTGGCGCTTGCAGATGTAGCTCGGGGCGATGGGTCTGATTATAGTGTGGTGGAAGTTTTCGACGTCCAGCGAATGACTCAAGTAGCCGAGTACCAAGGTAAGATAACCCCCGATCAATTTGCTCCCCTTTTGTTTGGTATCGCATCGGAGTACAATGATGCACTCTTAATCATTGAAAATAATTCTCTCGGCATTGGCGTCCTCAGTCGTCTGCGAGATCTAGAGTATAAAAATCTCTATTATAGTGTAAAATCTACTCATGAATACGTGGATGAAGTGACAGCAGAGGCCATAGGTGGAGTCCCTGGCTTTACGATGTCAATGAAGACGCGCCCTTTAGTTATTGGCAAATTTGAAGAATTCATCAGAAATAAACTAATTACTATTAAATCAGCGAGGTTGGCAAACGAGATTAAAACTTTTGTGTGGCATAATGGTCGCCCCCAGGCAATGCGTTCTTATAATGACGACCTAGTTATAGCTACTGCAATTGGATGTTGGGTTCGCGACACCGCGCTGGTAGCAAACAAACGGGAGACACAATATAAGAAAGCATTATTGACGAGCATCTCGGTAAGCACTAAGACTATAAATACTAAAATTGAAGGACAGACTGGATACAAAAGCCCCAAGTCTACCTTTAAGGGATCTGACGGGCGCTCACACGATTTAAGCTGGATTATAAAAGGATAAAAAATGGCTGATTCTGATAACAAATCTAATAATAATGTAAATAACCCGAGTAAGGGTAATAACCCGCGGAATCAACAATCCGGACTGTTTAAGGGTCTTACACGTCTTTTTAGTGGACCCTTGGTCAACTATGACCGACCCGACGTCATTAAGGGAACAAGAAGAGACGTTCAGAAATATACGTTTACGAGCAGCACTGGGCGCGAATTTAAAAAGAAAGAATATTACAACCCCTTTGGTGATTTAAGTAATAAGGTTCTCTTTAATCGAAACCGTCAGATCCGCTACACCGACTTTGATCAGATGGAGTATATGCCAGAGATTGCGTCGTCGTTAGATATTTATGCGGACGAGATTACAACCTGTACGGGTATGAGCCCTATTGTGCATATTGATTGCCGAAATCAAGAGATTAAAGAAATTATCAACAAACTCCTTTACACCGTTCTCAATGTTGAAGCCAACCTGTTTGGTTGGGCGCGGAGTATGTGTAAGTTTGGGGATTATTATCTCTACTTGGATATAGATGATAAGATCGGGATTACTAACTGTATTCCTCTCCCTGTGCGTGAAGTTGAACGAATTGAAGGAGCCGATCCCACCAATCCTAATTACATTCAATACTTCTGGCAACAGGCTGAAGGAAACAAAGGGGTAACCTTTGAAAACTGGCAGGTGTGCCATTTCCGCGTAATGGGTGATGACAAATATGTTCCCTATGGTACCTCTGTCTTGGAACCTTCGCGACGTATCTGGCGACAACTGACTCTCCTTGAAGATGCAATGATGGCCTATCGTATTGTGAGGTCGCCCGAGCGACGGGTTTTCTATATTGATGTGGGCAATATTGCGGCGGAAGATGTTGAGCAATATATCGAGCAAGTAAAAACGCAAATGAAACGCAACCAAGTCGTGGACCAAGATACGGGACGTGTTGATCTTCGGTATAATGCAATGAGTGTCGATGAAGATTTTTATATTCCAGTGCGAGGAGCGGGTACCACGACTCGTATTGAAACTTTAGCCGGCGGTCAGTTCACCGGGGATATTGATGATGTGAATTACTTACGGGATAAATTGTTTTCGGCTCTTAAGGTGCCTAAAGCTTATTTGGCCCAGACCGATTCAATGGAAGATAAGACAACTCTTTCTCAAAAAGACATTCGCTTCTCTCGCACTATCCAAAGGCTTCAACGCTCTTTGTTGGCTGAAATTGAAAAACTGTGTATCATTCATTTGTTTACTTTAGGGTTCCGGAATAATGATCTGATTTCCTTTAAGTTGAGTTTGAATAATCCTTCGAAGATTGCTGAACTCCAAGAGTTGGAACATTTGCGCACCAAGTTTGATATTGCAGGTGCTGCCACTGAAGGCTTGTTTTCCCGCCGGTGGGTTTATCAGCATGTCTTTAATTTGGATGAAGAAGAGGTACGCCGGATTCAGATGGAACAAGTTGGCGACGCTGCTCTTAATGCCAAAATTGAAGAAGCAGGCACTGTTCCCGAGCCGACTGCCGGTGGCGGCGGACCTCTGGATACCGATCTGGGGGGAGATCTCGGAGCAGCCGGCGCTGATGAGGGCGAACCCGCCCCGGAACCCGAACCTGGGTCTCTCCTAGCTCAGCCTGATGCACCCGACGCCGGTGCTGATACTCTCCCCGGACAGCGAGATGATGCTCGCGATTTAGGGGGGCGGTTAAAAAATATGCGCCAACTACCCCAATGGGGACAACGCAAACTATTTATAGGGAAGCCCGAGATGGATTCTCTAGGCAACGGCACGTTACCCGAGTCAATTAATTATGAGGAGGAACAACTGTTTAAGACGCATTATGAGGTTAATCGTCTAATTGAACAGATGGAAAAGAAAGATGAAAGTAAAGATAAAGCATAATAAAAAGCGTAACACCGCGTTTTTATATGAGGCTCTTGTGCGCGAACTTACAAAGGCAGTCGTTAATCAAAACCACGCCCGTGCCCAAAAAGTCAAAAACATCATCCGCGAACACTTCAAGAAAGGCACCTCTCTCCAGCGAGAACTAGCTTGCTATAATGCCCTCCTCAGTGAAGAAGGCGCATATGATCAGTATACGGCGGAGAAATTAGTTTTTCACGCCAAAAAAGATTATGCCGCTATCGGAGATGAAGAAATATTTAAAGAACAATCTCAAATAATACGAACTGTCAACCAAGAATTGGGCAAAGGTGTGTACAATAACTTTGTACCTAATTATAAGTCTTTTGCCACATTGTCACAGATCTTCGGGGAAAAATCACCACTCCAGCATCGTGTATTGATGGAGCGCAAAATTATGGACAGGCTCACCCGCAAAACAGAAAGCCCGACTGAAACATTAGAACCCGTGGATAGTCTCGTTGTCAAGAGTTTTGTAGAAAATTTCAACAATCATTACCAAGAATTACTTCCAGAACAAAAACAAGTGCTCGGAGGGTTTGTTAATTCCATAGGGCAACAAGGGGTTGACTATCGGGTCTACTTGGGTGATGAATTAAAACGACTTCATAGTGCAGTATCGGCGTCACTTCAGATGACCGAAGTAAAGGACGACAGTCAAATGGTGACAAGCACCAAAAAAGTCTTAACTATGCTCGAAAAGATTAACGTTTCGTCCGTGACCCAGCAGGATCTACTTGAAATCCTCAAAATTCAAAAACTAGTAAGAGAGTATTCCGACGATGGCAATTAAGATTGTTCTCAACAAAGGGGCTCAAGAGGCCTCCTCTGCTCCTTTAGAGGAAGAGGCACCAGTCCAAGCACAGATTAGTTTAAAGATGACCAAGACACTGGATGGGAATCTTTTAATCGATGATCATAAGTATATGGATATCCTCGTGATGCCCGAAAGTCAGCGCATTGTAACTCTTCCTAAACCTTATGCGGAAAAAGATGTATATCATTACCAACAAAGTTTAATGTATTCTCTTTTCAAGGGTGGTGTTACGAATGCGTTGGCCCCAGAAGGTGGTCCGGTCTTCGGTATGATTGAGACGACCTACCCGGCGCAAGGAGAAGTAAATACGCTAGAGGCGGTATTGTACCAAATTAATGAATTCATTACTCAGACAGCCGACGATGAACGCATTGCGGACGAGTATGATGAAAACATTGAGGATCGCTTCACTGATCCGACCCCAGAAGACAGCACCGCCTATGGATCTATTCCTCCCTATCAAGATACGCCAGGCGCAAATGCCATCGGAGATCCCACCTATACCTTCGCCGGTTATGGTTATCTGTACTAAGCGAGACTAATGATTTACTTTATCTTGTGCGCCTATGGAATGACACAGGTGCTAGTATATTCCCGCCTCTTCGCTCGCTGGCGACCATCTCACCATTTTTTTCACTGTCCAATGTGTGTCGGATTTTGGGTAGGGGTTCTTCTTCTCTTCCTAAACCCATTTACAGAACTATTTACATTTGATGTTTCTTTGACAAACGCCTTTTTACTAGGTTGCTTAAGTTCGGGAACATCTTATGCGTTATGTATGCTCATATCGGACGGAGGATTTCAATATGAATACCGAACTAGAAGGGATGTGGACGCAAAAATGGATGCTACGTCCAGTAGCAAATTGTTGCAGGGGTAGTAGAAACGTGCGGGTAGCGCCCGCACTCTTAAAGGAGATAACCAATGAAAAAGATACTGCACAAGTTGGTCAATATTTTTAACACTAAGCATTGCTGCTGTTGTTGCGGCTGCTGTTCATGTTCAAACTGCACGGGGGAGTGTAAATGAAAATCACAAAACAAAACCTTATTAAAATCATCAAA